AGTATGTCGAGTATATTGATTTTCCTTTTGGCATAGTTTCTTTTAATTTACGAAATTTTTCATTATTGTTCTAATTGTTTATTACTGTAACTCAATTTCTGTTGTTTCTCCGAACGGCTGCCAAAAAACATTTACCCTATTTTTAAAATATGCATAGTTCTTATCATCATCAAAATATGTCCATAATGCAATCTTTACTTGCAAATCCCAATAAGTTCTGTCATGTGTAATAGCTGTAGGATACCATTCATTACTGCCATTACCAGCTGATTCACTATCGGTATTAGGATAACCATGACCAAGATCCACTAAATCAGCAGTTGCCGCACTATGAGTTGCACCAATGCTGATTTTAAATACAGGAGTAAAAAAAGTATTATTTCCTTCGCCTAAAGCTAAATCAGTCCCAAAATTCTCATCACTATCATACACTCCATTTGTAACCAACCAAGGATAGGGCGTTACAGTATCAGTTTCTGTAGGGTCTACACCAGCTACTAAAACAGCTGGTAACCCCCATTCTTGTCTCAATGCTCCACGTTTCCACATCTCAAGACCTCCGCCATCATCTGTTTCCGCTGCATTATTAATCCTAGATATTAAATGACTTTTAACAAAACTCTGACATTTATCTGCGGGAAGTCTACTATAATAATAACTTCCAAGATTAGTTGTTCTGTCTCCAGCGTTAGGATGATATGCCGTTTCTAAATGAGCACAAGCTGTAACATAATATAAAAAACAATCGAAATCTCCTATGCTTAATAATCTATCTGCTGGAGTACCACCAAAAGTTAAAGTAACAGTAGCACTAGCGTTAGGTAAAATACTTAATACAAATTCAGTATTAGAAGTTTTAGATGCAACAGTACACCCGTCCAGTATTCCATTACCAGTCACTGATAGACCTTCTACAATATTAGCATTGCTGGGATGGGTTACTGAGGCATTATCGTCTGTTACTACACAAGAAACCTGATCAAATCCTAAAGCACTGCCAGCTCCATCATCATGATATGGAGTATATCTACGTTGAGCAGCTGTTGCGTATGCTGGCAATTCACCATAATAGGGATAATCTAAGCCACTATCTACATCATTAGGATCATCATCCCAACTTTGATTATATGCCCAATTACAATCGACTTCACCAGTGTCACTTGGAGTTCCACTCATTTCATGTCTAACATTAATAGTCATCAATCCACTTACTAATCTTTCAGGGGAACACCTTAATGTTTTAGTTACATAAGTTAGAGTTGGTTCTATATCTGCCATTTATTACTTCCAATCATTAAAACTTGAATCGTAAGTATTAGCATCGCTCTGTAAAAAATGAGCACCATGCATTGAATAATTTTCTTCATAATCAGCAGTCCCACTTGCATAATGCCTACCGCTTCCTTCAGGTTTTATATTAACAGCAAAATCATCAATATAGCAATTTCTTATAACTATTACTTCCTCATGTTTCAATCTAAGAATTTCGTTACCATTATATTGATTAAAAACTAAATCATCACCATTTACCTCCAAATCTATATCAATATCACCTACAGTCCCATCTACATCAATAGTAATCTGTGTTGTACCTGCGTCCTTAAATTCAAAATTCCCCCCAGTAGCATCTAATATAATATCAGCACCTGAAGCTATAGTAATATCAGTACCGTCACCAACAATATACTCTCCTCCTTTATCATAAAAATATAATCTTTGGTCTCCATCGTCAATAGCAACAACAGCGTTACCAGCCCCATTTTGTATATATGTAGCCCCTGCTGTAGTGTTCATATCAAAAATCATTGAGGATGTGGAGTCATCTTTAAATGTTATATCTCCACCACGAGAGTTTATTTCTAAGTTAACACCTGATCCACTTGTCTTAATTATTGCTAAATTAGATGTATATGTAATATCTAAAAAGCCTGTATTATAGTCATAGAACTGAAAAGCAACATCTCCAGAGCTACCAGCGTCATCATATCTAAGGTAAAAGTTCATATCTGCTTCGGTTTCAGCGTAAATAGAGGAAACATCACGTATCTCGCTAACATAAAAATCTTTATTAGAAGTAATCTTTTCACCTGAATTTGTTGTCGTAAATATCATAAAGTCGCTACCACCAACAGAGTTCTCAATAACTAATGCGTTTGCTTGATTATCTACTATTTTTATAGTATTATTACCAGCATATGTAAACTGTAAAGCTCCAGCTCCTCCCTCCAAAACTACATCTCCAGCAAATGTAGACTGTCTACTTTGAGCAATTGTTAAAGCTGTATAAACAGTATTTAATGAAGAGCCACCTGATCCAGCTGGAGCCACTTTGAAAAGCATATCTCCACCAGAAGCTGAACCTGTGCCTACTCCAGCAAAAATTTCAAGATTGCCACCAGCTTTATTTGTTTGTCCTGCTGTCGCAGATCCTGCTTTAATTAATAATTTACCACCAGCTTCATCAGAGTGAGTTTTTCTTGTAATAGTTGAATCTACGTCATCATCAGCTCCAATAGTTATTTTTCCACTGGCTGTTAAAGCACCAGTGATATCAACTAAAGTAGCTGTGATATCAAGATCTCCACTAGAGATGATTTTCATGTCAGTCCCGTCACCATATATGTACTCACCAGCGTCGCCAAAAGCCAGTCTGTGATCGGCAGTAGCCATCAAACAATTATTTGAGCTCTGGTCGGTTAAGGTAAATTTAGATGTGCTTCCTACATTGATAATACAACTATCGGATAGTAAATCTAAATCGTCACCAATAACGACACTTTTAACAACACTCAATCCACCGTCAGTTTGTAATGACCCATCAGTAGTAGATGTAGCTTCAGTAGTATCGTCAGTCTTGATAATACCACTAGCAGTAATTGCTCCAGTCACATCAAACAAAGTAGCAGTCATATCAACATCGCCACTAGAAATAATTTTCATATCAGTTCCATCACCATAAATATATTCACCAGCATCACCAAATGCAAGTCTATGATTAGCTGTTGCAGTTAAGGTATTGTTTGCATTTGCATGTGTTAAAGTAAAAGGTTGGTCTGAACCGACTTTAAAAATAGCACTATTTGATAGTAAATCTAAATCGTCTCCAATAACAGCACTCTTTGCTACTGAAAGACCACCATCGGTTTGAAGAGAACCATCTGTTGTAGAAGTTGCTTCAGTAGTATCGTCTACTATAGCTCGACCAGAAAAAGCTCTTGTTCCATCTACAAGTATATATGTAGTATGATCGTCATCTCCTAATCCGCTTAGAGCTCCATGACTTGTAATACCAGACCCTGTCCCAACCGCAGACCCACGAGTTCCTCCAATAATTCTTACTGGCGGCATTTCACCAGAAGAAGCAACAGCTACCCATTCATTCGATTGTTTTACATATTCAACAGTGCCTGAACCCTCTATCTGTCTGAAAGATATATCACCATCATAACCTTCTTGATTATCAGGAGAACCAACGCCAAGAGTTGGCTGTTTTGACTTTTGATGTAATAATTTTCGTTCTTCTCTAGTTAAAGGCATTATTTTATATTCTTCATCCTATATACAATTGTTATATCATTAATTTCAAAACCGGATGGAACGGTACCATCTGTAGCAAATCTTAACTGGAAAGACTTTATGTTATTTGACTCTGATGATGTGTCTGGTTTTAATTCTGCGACTTGCCATCCACTAGCACTTGCTAATTCAGTACTGGCAAAATTAGTGCCATTTGCAAAATCATATGGAAATGTAGTTCCGCCATTTACATCGTAATCAACTTGTACATTTGTTGTAGCACCTGACTTATAAGTAACATAAACTTTATACACTTTCTTTCTCACTCCCGGCTCTCCAAAATCAATGTCGGGAGTTTTATATAGAAATCCAGTTGAAGACTGAGGTGAAGTTTGCCATGTGTTTATATCAGTATCAGTAGAATCAATATAAAATAAGTCCTGATCTGCGCTTAATGCAAAGTTTGTCATTACAGTATTTTCAGCTGTTCTTGCTAAACCACTTGTCCAAGCTTTTAAAACAAAATCATAAAGATAAACGTCATTATTCTCATTCTTGATAAGTATTTGTCTTTTCTTTGGTATATAACCAATCTGAGCACTACCCATATCAGCGTCATCTGCACTACCATCTACTCCGTCTGTAATAAAAGCTTCCCAATCAGTTTCATTGATTACACGAATACCTCCTTTTTCTAATAAATGATGTATTTGTTTACCATCATATAAATAAACACCATGTATATTAAACCATGCAATTCCCATGTCTGTTTTTACAACGTGATAATCATAAGCACACCCTTTATTTCTATAAGTATCTTCTAAAAACTCTATATTATCGGATATATTAATTACATATAAACTATGCTCTTTAAACTCAAGTATTCTATCAGCAAACGCTTCCAATTTTACAATATTTTCACCATCCCTAATTGCCACATCAACTACACCCATCTTTTGTGGAAATGTATCAAATCTATTTACTTGGCTTTTTAATATTCTATCAGGGTGTGTCTTTCCGTCTTGTTTTATATTGCCTACATAAGTACGCCTTCCTTGTACAACAGCTGTTTTAAACTGTGCATCTAATGACTTTGTTTCACTGGAAAACCCATTAATATTTTTAAATGTATCAACAGTATTAGCTGAGTCTGGTCTTATTCCTTTCAATAATGCAGTATATCCAAGAAGATTCCCAGTCGTATCTGATGTATTAGTCATATCATAAGATACTTTATCAGCTTCATGTATCCACTTAAAACCTTTATCTATAAAGTCTAATTCCCCTAAAAGAAAATAACTATCATTTTCTTCAACCTTCCAGTACAGCCTAGATCCGCTAATTCTTTTATTTATTCCATAAGCACCTGAAGGTTTTGGTATTGTATAAACATCAAAGTTAAGGTAACATGGATTTCTAACAATTGCTAATTTATTCACATTGGCAGGTGGTATCTCATAATCATCATCGCCAGAAGTATCCCAACTATTATCACTACCATATAAAAGAGCCCCAACAGTAACAGTAGTGGAAGTATTATCTGTAATAACTCCCTCACTACCATCAGTTGTATTCTTAATCAACCTTCCTATTAATTGATCCTGTATAAAAGATTCTCCACTGTCTGTCATAACAGTAGCATGATCACCAGCGTCATGTTCGCCAGAATAAGTTGTATCAATATCACCAAACTGATACGGTAATGATTCTTGTTTATG